TACACATTTCTAGGAGAGCGAATAATGGCAATGTCAACAGATGATGATTTATTAAAGTATCAGCCAGAAATTCTAAATTATGGTATTGATGAATTTACAGAAGAACACGCAAAAGCACGTGCGGACATTCTACGTAAACTACGTTCAGAGTGGTGGAATAAAGCAAAGACTTATAATGCATTTCCTGGCAATTCAAAATATGCCGAAATGGATGAGACTAAATTAACTGAATCACAATTCAATCGTGTTGCTGTTTTTCGTGTTCTTTCTGAATATGTTCTACCACAACTTACTAAATGGAATAACGAGAACGAAGAAGACAAGTTCCAAGTAATGATGAAACATTACGAAAAACGTTACAAGACAGAATTTGCAGAAATACTATTAGATGGTGTTGAGTACGATTTTGACGGTGACGGGACTGTCCAAGACGATGAACGTGGTTCTATTCATTCAAAACGGTTAACTAGATAAGATGGCTCAAATAAAAGTTCATACAAGAAACTTTAAGAACTATATGAGTTCTTTAAAAACTCGTATGGATAGAGCAATCCCAAGGGCTCTAAATAAGAGTGCAGAGAAAACAGTTGAGACTATTGTTGACCGCACACACAGCGGCAACGGGTTGAGAGGAACATTTAAGCGATATTCAAAAGCATATTCTGATTATCGTAAAGAACAAGGACGTGGCACAAAACCTGATTTAAATTTTTCGGGTCGTATGCTTTCTAATCTTGGAGTAAAAAGAGTAAACAATACGAAAGTAAAAGTTGCTTTTTCACGAAAAGAAGAAAGAGAGAAAGCAAGACAAAATCAAAAGACAAGACCGTTTATTGGTTTGAAAAATAATGAATTAAGGACAGTAACAGATACGTTTGTAAAGCAGTTTAAGAGAGATATACTATGAGTAAAACAAGTTATCGTGAGAATATTGCAAAAGACATTGCTAAGTCACTAAAGAGCATCAAATCGGTGCGTTATGTTGACCGTAATGTTTTTGAAGTAGACGAAATTAGTGATGCTCAGTTTCCTGCAGTACTAATACAAAGTGGTTCTGAACAAAAGACAGACTTAGTTATGGGCTATGAAAGACGTGGTCAAATAGAATATATTCTAACAGCGTTTGTCAAAGGCAAGTATCTAGATTCAGCAAGAAACAAAATCTTAGACGAGATTGAAGAAAAACTATATGAAGATGTATCAAGAGATGGATATGCTACTGATACACTTGTTACGGAAGTGAACACCGATGAAGGTGTTCTATATCCACTAGGAGCGGTGCAAATTATTGTCCGCTGTGATTATATTCACCAAAAAGGTGATTTAGATAAAGGCTAACAGGAGAAAACAATGGCAGTTATTACAGGAAAAGACGGTAGCGTAGCAGTTGGGCCAGAAGGCGCAGAAGTAAACGTTACTAAAATTACATCGTGGTCTATCTCTATCGAGGCAGATACACTTGAATTTACAAACTTTGGCTCACAAGGATGGAAAGAGAACATGGGTTCTCTAAAGTCATGGTCTGGTTCAATTGAAGGGTTTGCAGATACAGCACAAACAGCAACTATCGCAGTAGGCACAACAGTGTCAGTTGTTCTAGTTGAAGGCGGCGCAGGTTCTTCAACATACACAGGTGACGCAATCGTTACTTCAAAGTCAGTTGATTCATCAACAGCAGAACTAGTATCAATTTCATTTGATTTTACTGGTTCAGGTCAACTAGCAGAAACAGTAACATCATAAACTAAAAGAGGATTACTATGAGTGTAATAGCAAATGCGAAAACGCATTTTAAAACTAAACTAACAGACAAACTTGAATGGGTTGATTGTCCTGAGTGGGGCGTGAAAATCTATTTCAAGGGCAGTGCAACTCTAAAACAAACAGAGGAAATCATTGCATTACATCGTGAAAATAAAGTAGCAGAGGCATTAGCACAAGTGCTAATATCACGTGCTTTAAAAGAAGATGGGACTAAAATGTTTACAGTCGCGGACAAGTTCGACTTAATGAATTCAGTCGATCCTGACGTTGTTACAAACATGGCAACCCACATTTTAAATAGCGAACCGAAAGCCGAAGATATCGAAAAAAACTAACAAAGGATGTTGACACATATTTCTTATATCAATTAGCAGAACATCTTCATAAGACTGTTGATGAGATACTAGAAATGTCAGCATCCGAGTTTATAGGTTGGGCGGAGTATTTAAAAATTAAAGAAAAACGGAGCAAGCGGCATGGCAAACACAAGCATTGAAATTGAAATTAAAGCATTAGATAAGGCGAGTGGTGCATTTGATAAAATAGAACGTTCGCTTGGTCCAATCAACAGAAAAGTAGGCAAACTAGATGGACAGTTTGACAAAGTTGATAAAAGTATCAAGAGGTCATCAGGTTCTTTTGGTAAGTTTAAAGGTCTACTAGCAGGTGCAATTACAGTAGGTGGCCTTACTGCATTTACTAAATCAGTAGTAGAAGCAAGTTCACGTGCAGAAGACCTAAAGACTACACTAGAAACTGTTACAGGTTCAGCACAAGCGGGTGATGACGCATTTAAGTTTATTAACGACTTTGCGACAAGAACACCGTTTGACATTGAAACTCTAACAGAAACATTCATTAAATTACAAGCGGCAGGTATTACACCAACAGAAGACCTACTAACCAAATTTGGTGATATGGCGTCTGTTACTACAGACCGTGTTGGTTCTCTTAACGCTATCACAGACTTGTTTGCAAGAACAACAGCAGGTGGTTTGGGTCTAGAAGACTTGAACAGACTAGCAGATAGAGGTATTCCTGTATTTAAAATCTTTGAAGAAAAGTTAGGATTAACAAGACTTGAAGTATCAGAGTTTGGTAAAACAGCAGAAGGTGCCGCAAAATTAAAAGATGCTCTACTAGAAGGACTTGATGAGAACTTTGGTGGGGGTATGGAAAAAGCCTCACAGAACTTATCAGTGTCACTATCTAACATGGGTATTGCGGCAAACAATGCTCTTATCGCAGTTGGTGAAGGCGGGTTGTCAGATGCAATCAACAGAGCAACAGGTAAGTTTACAGAATTTATTACAAACAACGAAGACCTTGCAATCGCATTAGGTGAGAAACTTGGACAAGCAGTTACGTTTGTTACAGATGGTATTATCATGCTATTTGAAAATGCAGACAAAGCAAAGCCAATCTTTGATTTACTTGGTGTTGTTTTCAAAGACATTGTTGCTCCAGCGGCAGTACTAATCTTTGACGCACTTGTTAAATTATCAGAGATACTAAAACCAATGATTGAAGCAACGCTTCCAGTAGCAAAGACAATCTTTGAAGGTCTTGGTGCTGTTATGACAGATGTAGTTGTCCCAGCATTCAATACAATTATTGACACAATTACAAAAGTTATCGAAAAGATACAAGGCATGATTGATTTCATCGGTGCAGGTATCAATAAAGTTAAAGAGTTTGGCGGTGCAGTAGGTGATAAAGTTAGTGGAGGCTTTACAAAAGCCGGAGACGCAATCGGTGGTTGGGTTGAAGGTGGTAAAGAAAACATTATGGGCTTCTACGATTGGGCAGTAGGTAACTCTGTTATCCCAGATTTAGTTAACGACATTGGCAAGTATATGGATATGATGCCTAAGAAAATGGTAGATCCAATTGCAAAAGCAGTTGCAGAATCTAAACATACAATGAACAAACTACCGACAGCAATAAACCCTAACGTCATTTCATCTCCTGTTAGCGGCGTAGGTTCAGGCATGTCAGGTATGTCATCAGGCTTAGGTAATGCAAATTCAACAATGAACTTTAACATAACAGGCGTAGATGCAGGCGGTGCTGGTCAGTTCCAACAAAAGCAGATGCAAGATTATATCAAGGGTGTAGCAACACAAGTTGCATATTCAGTTCTTAGACAGAACACAGGATTTGGAGGACTAGTATAATGGCACAAGCATTACCGTTACAATCAAGATTATCACTTAGAACAAGTTACACATCAGAACCAAGACATAGAACAGTAGAGTTCGGCGATGGTTATATTCAACGAA